ATTAAAGATGAAACATAATAAGAAAAGAAATACCGCTTTTCTTTACGAATGCCTAATCAAAGCTTCCCAGTCCCCTTTTACTTCTTGCATGTAACGAATGGACATGGACTCTTGTATTCTTTGAGGTTCCATTAGTTGCTTGTATAATTGGAGATCGTTGTAAAGAGGTTTTCCTTTTGAGAAGTATCTTTTAAGCGTCTCAACAATTTGTTGTTTCTTTTTGAGCTCTCCTCTTACAACAGCCTTGGTCATTTCTTTGATTAGGCATTCGTAAAGAAAAGCGGTATTTCTTTTCTTATTATGTTTCATCTTTAATTTCCTTTTTGTTTAGAGATTCGATAAGCATCTCAACTTCGCGAGATACTGTTTCTAACTTTTGTTCTTCTTCTAAATAGCCACCAGAAGCATTTGAAAGAGAATATTCGTTCCCAACATAGCCTTTGTAGATGTTACGACCTGTTGATCTTGCTGTTTCAATTCCTGTAGATCCAAGCATTTCCTTCTTACCTTTTCCTTTATCGTAAGAAGATTGGTGGCGTTTGTATGGTCCTCGTCTTGTGTCTGGCTTATTGAAGCCTTTCTTTCTTGGTATGTCAACATACTTTGGAGAATCATCACGTTTCGCGGAAGGTTCGGCAAGCAGATCGGTATCACCCCCTTTGTCGCCTCCGACATCTCCTCCGCCGGTGTCGCCACCAGTTTCACCGCCAAGGTCACCACCAAGGTCACCTCCTAAATCTGTATCTCCACCTAAATCTCCTCCGAGGTCACCGCCACCAAGGTCTCCGAGACCACCAGCAAGTCCGCCACCACCTCCAGCACCTTCACCAGCTTCACCACCAGACGCAGCAGCTTCGAGTTTAGCCATGAACTTTTTATCAAAGAACATTTCTCTTTGGTTACGAAGAAATTCATCTTCTGACATTCCGAAAAGGTGTTCCGCAATCCAGCGTTTTGAGAAGTATCCTTCTGTTGCATTTCCAGCAACAGAAAACTTTTTGTCCCAATGCTCAAGTTCTTGCAACTCAGCAATCTTAGACGGATTATTCAGTTGTAAAGTAAAAGCCAATAGATCATCATTTCTGTATCCCATCGTGTAGAGATGTATTATTCCAATCTTTTCTAATTCAGCAATTGCAACTCTTTGTAATCTTTGTATTGTTCTTGCAAATCTAATATCTTTTTGAGCTAATGTGGTCTTGTCTTCAGAAGCACCTTCACCCATAGTCAAATAAGACTGAGGTATCTTCAAAGCAGCAAACAACTTATCTCTGAGGTACTTAACATCGTCAATACCACCATTATAAGAAGCACCAGGAAGACTGGTAATGTCCGTTGATGATTGACCTCCACGAATTGGGATATAGTAATCTTCTTCAATTGACAAAGGATTATAACGTAGGTCAACACGACCAGTTTGTGGATCAACAACGGAATGTCGTTTTAATTGTGTCATAACTTTTTGCATGTATTGTTCCACTTCTTGTGGAGGAATACCACCAACGTCAATCTTGAATAGTCGACGCTCAGGAGCACGAACGATACGATAAGCCATCATAGCATCTTCTAAAAGAATTAACTGACGATGGATGCGTCTTGCAGGTTCAAGAACTGATGTTCCGTATGGAGCATGCTTATCATTACCAAGAATTCTAAAATGAGCTACTTGCCAATTCTCTAAAGTCAAACCGGCTGTGTTCCATTGGTATTGAACGTAATTTGGATTACTTTGGTCCTCGCCCTCAAGTCTTTCTATTTCTCTTGTTGGAAGTCCAATAGCAGAGCGGATTCCCATGTCTTCATCAATGTCAAGATAAAGAAAGAAATCACCATATTTACACATTGTTCTTGCCCAGCCAAAAAGGTTGTGCTCAATGTTGAGAATGTTATGGTATAAATTATGGAGGATGTGTTTGATCTCTTCATTTGCACACTTGATGTTCAACATTGGACGAAGAGCTGTGTGTGTTGTCATTTCATCTGCATAGATATCAAGAGATGATGCAATCTCTGGCATATATTCCATTTCATCAAAATCAACATAACGCTCTGCTCTGTTTCTATTTGAAATCATGTTGAGAGTAACAGAGTTTATGGGATTGTATTCCCACTTCTTAAACTGAGCACCTGATGCTGATTGAAACTTTGTTGCGTAATTATCTAACTGTCGTCTTCTTAGCTGACGACCTGTTTGTGTTCTTCTTTGGGTTATCGGCCCAGAGAACAATTTAGTTAGTGCCTTGAATAAATCCGATTGAGGATTGTAAGGCGATTTTTTGTATTTTGGCATATCTATTCCTTTTCGTTATAATTAGTATGATTATAGCATAAAAGAAGGTGTTTGTCAACTATCCTCTGAAAATCCAGACAAAGTCTTTATAACTTTTTTGAAAGTCTTCGAAGGCTTCTTCAGTTTTAGTTCCTGTGTATCCTCTCATTCCTTTGATAGCTGTGTTCATTGTGGTTTGAGAAGACTTGATAGAAGTTATCATTGCTTCTTGATACAACTTATCTTTCTCCGAGACTTCCAAAGCCGTATCTCTAACCCAACACGCAATTGCGAGAGCCATTATCAAGTCGTCATGATAAGATCGCATTGCTTGTGGTTTTCCGTTGTTCCAAATAAATGTTTTTACTTCGTGAAACAACCGACTTGACTTTGGTCTTACCAACTTGTTTCTTACATATTCTTCGAGCTTGGCAACAATCAGAGGTCTTGTTTTGACGGATGTTGTGAATCCTATAACAGCTCTATCATTATATTCGCCTTCAAGAGAATCAACATATTCATGTGTTGATTTGATTGAGTAATAAAGATTAGGATAACCAAGGTCTCTTACTTTTTCGCAAGCAGCTATGCCTATTCCAACGTTCTCAATTACCATAAGACAATTACCATACTCTTTCCCTGCATCAACAAGTATTTGCGCAAAATGATCCATCGTTGGTTTTCCTTGGTATTCAGCAACTACATCCATTGTATCTGTTCTCAGAATGTGAAATACAGAAGAGTCAGCTCCATCACCTCTAGCAACGTCTGCAACCATAAGATAAGGAACGCCTTCTTGATACTTTTCCCAAATCCACAAGTTTCTATCCCAACCTGTTTTGTATTCAGGTTCTTGTTGTTGTTCCAATAACCAAGCAATATCATCCGGATGAATAACAGTTTCACCAGATGTATTGAAATTGCATTCAAGTTCTTGTGCTATTTGTCTTCTCGACATGTTCTTGGTTTCTTTTGCGAACCAAGCCTGATCACGTTCAGGGTGAACATCCCAAGGAAGAGATACAGGATGAAATTCATTATCTCCATTCTCGGCATCCACATAGGTTCTGTGAAACCAGTTTCCAACCCCCATAGGCGTTGATAATGCGATACAACGACCCCCTGTTGATAGAGTGGGGTAAAGACCTGCCCAAAGCTCTTCGAGCCCTTCAACGTGTGCTGCCTCGTCTATAATAAGCAAAGATAAAGCTTCCGAACGACCAGCATCTGCCGATGTTCCAACAGCTTTGATTGTGGAGCCATTTGAAAGTTCGAACGAGGTTCTGTTATCTATCGTAATGTCGGCAATTGCCATCCACGGAGGAATGTTTTTCATTACCATTTTTACTTTCTTTACCAAGTTGGCTGCTGTATTGAACTTGGTTGCCATTACCAAGATGTTCTTTTCTTTATGAAACAACATAAACCATACAGCATAAGCAGCAGAGATTGTGGAAATACCTAACTGTCTTGCTTTGAGAATGACTGTAAATCGATAGTCGTTAAAATCCTTAACCAATTCGTCTTGATAAGGATAGGTATTAAAAGGAATTAAACCCTTAAGAGGGTGAGAGATCCTACAATAATTATTTATAAAGTATAATGGATCTTTTCCGCACTTAAGGATTTCTTTTATTATTTCTTGTTTTGAAAGTTTTAGAGACATATGCTCCTGTTACATCTTCTTGTAAGGATTGCCATATGTGTGTGCTTCTTCAATAAACTTTCTAACATTTCGTTCATGAAAAAATCTACTATTATTACCATGTTTAAGAATTCCTACAACAACTGGAGTTAAAGCTTCAACTGTTAGAGGTATCAATTCTTCAGGTGAAATACCTTTTGGCCCTGTTGAGCTGGTTCTCCAGGCATTATACAATGGCCACCATTCTGTCCATTCTTTTTTTCCAGATCCTTCCAAACCACCAATCCAATATTCAACAAAATTTTGTTTTGACATTCCAGATGAACTTGTTTCGCCATTAACAAAATTGTTAAAATATTGTACCAAATCTTTTTTCGCTTGTTCTTTCATTTCATCACCAGATACAGCAGCTGGGCTTTCTTGTTCAGCTGATTTTGCCCCAAAGCCAAAAGCTTTCTTTCCATAATCAATAGCTGAATCTAGGAAGCCTTCATTCATCACAGCTTCAAGTTCTTCTTTGATTATTTGTCTCAATTGTTTATTTGTAATTTTCATTTTTAGTTCGCTCCTTTTTTGCGTGTATCGTTTTGTGGACGTTTGTCCGAAAATTGTTCTAGAAACTTTCTTGTAACATCTCTTGTTTGGTCTATTGAAGGTTCAAGAATTGGCATAGATTCAACTCCACCAATCTTGAAGTGTTGTTGAGCCTCAACCCAATTACGAACTCTTGATGTTGATTGTACGAGGATGTTTGGCTCACTTTTTGCTGTGAGGGTTACTGACTTTCCTGTTACTGCTCTGTATTCTTTTTGTAAGAACTTCTTGATATCATTCATCATTGATTCAATATTTTGTTCAAATTTCCCACCATAAACTTCTTTAAGCATAACTTCAGCTTGATAAGTAAGAATCATTGAGTCGCCATAGAAACGAACTTTGAATCCGTCCATAACTCGCTTGTCCATAATTGGACACCCTTCTTCCCTTTTCAATCCCATTGAGCGAGATTGACCATCGTAAGAATATCTTTCATCATGTGCTCCATCATAAGCATTAGCAGCTGCTTGTGAAAGTCCTTGTATAATTTCTAATGTTGTATTACTCATAAGATTCTCCTTTTATTGTTCA